AATGTTTTGATAAAAATATGTATAGACCATTCCGTTCAAAGATACTATAATGTATTATATATTGATAGTATGGTTTTAAACTACGAGCATAAGCCAGTGGATGCAAGTACGCTACCTGAATCTTTAATAGTTCAATATTCAAAAGAACTTTTTTAAGATGCGTAAATACGTCTACAACTACATTGAAAAGAATTTATTATAAGAGGTTTAAAGATGAGCAATAACGAGATTTTCATTACAAAGCGTTCCGGAAAAAGAGAAAAACTAGATTTAGACAAGATGCATTTCGTGGTCGAGCAGGCCTGCGAAGGACTGACAGGAGTCAGTGCTTCACAAATTGAAATGAATGCAGACTTGCAGTTCTACGATGGAATGTCAACTGATGAAATTCAAAACATTTTAATTAAGAGTGCTAATGATCTTATTTCATTAGAGAATCCTAACTATCAATATGCGGCATCACGTTTACTACTATACGGATTGCATAAAAAAGTTTATGGAAGATACGAACATAAATCTCTTATGCAGATAATTGATCTTAATGTGGAACGTGGAGTTTACGATCCTGCCATCAAAGAAAAGTATTCTAAGACTGATCTTAAACAGATGAATGCTTGGATGAAACACGATCGTAATGAAGAATTCACATATGCTGGACTGCGTCAAGTAGTTGACAAATATCTTTGTCAAGACCGTTCAAGTGGTGATATTTACGAAACTCCGCAGTTCATGTATATGATGATTGCGGCGACATTATTTGCGGACTATCCAAAGGAGACACGTTTAAATTACGTAAAAAAATATTATGATGCGACTTCACTTTTTAAAATCAACATACCAACCCCAGTCATGGCTGGAGTACGTACTCCTATCCGTCAGTTTGCTAGTTGTGTTCTTGTTGACGTTGACGACACTCTTCCTTCTATTTTTAGTAGCAACTCCGCTATCGGTTATTATATTGCTCAAAGAGCGGGTATTGGAATTAACGCGGGTCGTATTAGGGCGATCAACTCAAAAATCAGAGGCGGCGAAGTAGCACATACGGGTGTTGTGCCTTTTCTAAAAGTTTATGAAGCAACGGTAAGAAGTTGTACACAAAATGGTGTACGTGGCGGAAGTGCTACCACACATTTCCCATTGTGGCATTTAGAGATTGAAGATATTTTAGTTCTTAAAAATAACAAAGGCACCGAAGATAATCGTGTGCGTAAACTAGACTATTCAATTCAACTTAACAAAACTATGTATGAACGTTTACTAGAGGGCGGAAATATTACTCTTTTCTCGCCACACGACGTTCCAGGTTTATACGAAGCATTTTACAGTGATCAAGAAAAGTTTAAAGAACTGTATGAGCAGTATGAGAGAAAAACTTCTATTAGGAAGAAGACTATCAAGGCAATGGATCTATTCTCGTCTTTATTAAAAGAACGTGCTGAAACAGGACGTATCTATATTATGAATGTTGATCATTGCAATACACACAGTTCATTTAAAGACACTGTTTACATGAGTAACCTATGTCAAGAAATTACACTACCAACAAAACCTGTTGATCACATTGATGACGACGAAGGAGAAATTGCATTGTGTATTTTAAGTGCAATTAATGTTGGATTAATCAATCACTTGGAAGACCTTGAGCCATTGTGTGATCTAGCAGTAAGAGCATTAGATTGCATTATTGATTATCAAGGCTACCCAGTTAAGGCGGCAGAACGTTCTACAAAAGCAAGACGTTCTTTAGGTATTGGATATATTGGTCTAGCACATTATCTTGCTAAGAACAAAGTAAAATACAGCGACAAAGAAGCATGGAAACTTGTACACAAATTAACAGAAGCATTTCAATATTATCTATTAAAAGCAAGTAACAACCTAGCAAAAGAATTGGCTCCTTGTGATTACTTCCACAGAACAAAATATGCTGATGGTATTTTACCAATCGACACATATAAAAAAGAAGTGGACGAAGTTATTGGGGAGAAACTACACTATGATTGGAATGCTCTTAGAGACTCTATTAAAGCACACGGATTACGCCACTCAACATTGTCCGCACAGATGCCATCGGAGAGCAGTTCCGTTGTGTCAAACGCAACAAATGGAATTGAACCTCCTAGAGGATACCTGTCCGTTAAGAAAAGTAAAAAAGGTCCCCTTAAACAGGTTGTTCCAGAGTACAACAGATTAAAGAACTTCTATACTTTGCTTTGGGATATGCAGGGTAACGAAGGCTATATTAATATTGTTGCGGCTATGCAAAAATTCTTTGACCAAGCCATTAGTGGTAACTGGTCATACAATCCTTTACAGTATGATAACAATGAAGTACCATTGAGTATCATGATGAAGGATATGCTAACAACTTATAAGATGGGTTGGAAAACATCTTACTATCAAAATACATACGACTTCAAGGGTGAAGAAGATAATATTCAACCCGAAGGTTTGGAGGACACACTGGTTGACAATACTGCCAATGGTGCTACAATTAACGGTGTAAATGGCAAATCTGCCAATGGGTCTACTTCCGCTGAGGAATGTGAGGCCTGTGCAATATAATGGAATTTTATGTCGGGAAAGAAAGAGAAACGAAAATTGGCTAAAACAGTATTCAACCGTAAAAAGGTAGACTTCACCAAACAGTATATGTTCTTTGGTGAAGATCAAAACACTCAACGTTATGATACGTTCCGCTATCCAGAATACGATAAACTCAACCAAACAATGTTGGGTTATTTCTGGCGACCAGAGGAAGTATCACTACAAAAGGACCGTGCAGACTATCAAGAGTTTCGTCCTGAACAAAAACATATTTTTACTGCTAACTTAAAATATCAAACATTACTTGATAGTGTACAAGGCCGTGGTCCTTGTTTAAGTTTTTTACCTTATGTTTCTTTACCCGAACTAGAAGGTTGCATTATTACTTGGGACTTCTTTGAAACTATTCACAGTCGTTCATATACACACATAATGAAAAACGTGTATCCTAATCCAAGCGAAGTGTTTGACACAATTCTCGATGACGAAAAGATTATTGAACGTGCTATTAGCGTAACCAAGCACTATGACGAATTTAATGAAATAGCACTACAATATTTTCAACACGGCAAAGGTACAATGTACGATGTAAAGAAATCATTGTACAAAGCAATGATGACCGTAAACATTCTTGAAGGTTTGCGTTTTTATGTTTCTTTTGCCTGCACATTTGCGTTTGGTGAACTAAAACTAATGGAAGGATCTGCAAAGATCATTTCATTGATTGCACGTGATGAAGCAACACATCTAAACTTGAGTACACACATTCTTAAGCATTGGATGAAGGGCGACGATGATCCGGAGTTTACTAAGGTTGCAAAAGAATGTGAAGAAGAAGTTTATGATATGTGGCGTAAATGCGTTGACGAAGAAAAAGCATGGGCGGACTATTTGTTCACAAAAGGATCGTTAGTTGGACTTAATGCTAACCTGCTTCACGCATATGTTGAATATATCGCTAATAGACGCTTAAAAGCATTGGGTTTGAATCCAATTTATAACCGTCCAGCGACCCAAAATCCTTTACCATGGACACAACATTGGTTAAGTAGTAGTGGACTTCAAGTTGCACCACAGGAAACAGAAGTTGAAAGTTATATTATCGGTGGTGTTAAACAGGACGTAGAAGAAGATACGTTTAAAGGGTTCAAACTTTAAAGGTGCAATGAAATTTTTTGTAATGGCAATAATGTTTTATCAGATGGATATTTCTGGTGATGTTTTTAAAACTCCATACGTAGAGGATCCAAAAACACATTACGAAACTATGCAAGAATGCATAATTGCCGCTAAAGATAAAAAAGACATGATGATGAAATCATCTTTGTCATATCCAGATCTAGGTATTTTGGATATACAAATTGATTGTGTAGTAGAAGGCGAAGACATATAATGATAAACAGTATTAGATATTATCTGTTACTTCTTATAGATTGGAAAATATCTCTTTTACAAAAGTTTAAAAAAATAGTGTCCGGAGAATACAAATACATAAAAACGGATAATGCTTGGATAAGCGAATATAAAAAATGGAAGAAACAAAATGATTGAAATTTATGGAAAACCAATGTGTCCATTCTGCGACAAGGCAAAAGCACTTTGCGAAGTTCGTGGTTTTAATTACACATATAAAAGTTTAGGAACAGACTATTCAAGAGAAGAATTAATGGAAATGTTTCCTAATGCTAGAACAGTACCACAAATAGTTGTAAATGGTAATAAGGTTGGTGGCTTTGACGGCTTTACAAAATATTTAGAAGAAACAAACTATACAGGAACAGGACATACTCTATAATGCTTATTGAAACAATTAAACCAGGTGAAGTAGTTACATTAAAACTATCGTCAGGCGAAGAACTTGTTGGTAAACTAGAAAGTGAAGACTCTGACACAATTAGATTAAGCGTTCCGCTAACATTGGTTATGAGCCAACAGGGTATTGGTATGCAACAGTATCTTTTTACAGCAGATCCTGACAAAACTCTAACAATCAACAAACGTGCGGTATCCTGCTTTACTCTTACAAAAGAAGACTTTGCTAAAGTATACAAAGAACGCACATCTGCTATTCTAACACCTCCGGCTAAGCAATTTATTGTCTAATAAATACTCGTATGCACGAGTTTGTATTCAAGATAAAAGGACAATCAGTCACGGTCAATAAGTGGGAAGATGTTCCACAACAGTTTGAT